GGTAATACTGATACAGTAACAGTTGCTATTGATTCAACGGTTGCTACACTATCGGGTTCTCAGACCTTAAGCAACAAAACAATTGCTGTATCACAAGTAACTGAACTTTCTAATTTGACAGCAGCAGAAGGAGAGCAATTAGAAAACATTGGTTCAGTAACAATTTCTAATGCTCAATGGGGTTATCTCGGTGCGGCAACAGGTGCTATTACTAATACTGATACTAATACTCAAAATGAATATGCTATCTCTTTTGTAGATGCTTCTAACGATATAAGATTACGATTAACAGAAAGTGGCGCAGGTTCAGGCACTCAAGATATTATGTTTGTAGCGGGTTCTAATGTTACATTAACACATACTGATGCTAACAACATAACTATTGCTTCTACTGATACAAATACAAACACCACTTACTCAGCAGGAACTAACATTTCATTGAGTGGCACTACTTTTAATGTCGATGATGCTTTCCTAAAGAATAATGCTAATGATGCTACAACAGGCACTATTACTGCGGCAGGTTTTTCAACGACAGGTTCTATTACTTTAGGTGGTCATACTTTCAATGATATTGACATAGGAACTGAGTTTGTTGATACTGACGACCACTTGATGTCATCCGGTGCTATTAAAGAAAAGATTGAGTCTTACAGTTATGGTACAGGTGATGTTACATTAACAGGTACTCAAACCCTCACTAACAAAACTCTAACTTCACCGACAATAGCAACCCCAACAATAACAGGAACACTTGACGAAACGGGTGACATAGATATTTCTTCTTTGTATGGTCGTCTTAATTTCAAAAAGGATAGTAATGGAAATGTGAATAATGATGCTATCTATTTCATTAATGGTTCAGACCAATACGCAGGGGCAGTAAAATACTTCCACGCTGATAACACAGTAAGATTTGACGCTAACCAAGCAACTCAATTACATATCTCAGATGGTGCAATTTATCCACCTGTTGATAGTGATGTTGATTTGGGTACTACAAGTCTAAGATTCAAAGATACATTTGTAGATTCAATAACTGTAACAGGTGAAGTAGATGCTGCTAGTTTAGATATATCGGGAGATGCAGATATTGATGGTACATTAGAAGCAGATGCAATTACTATTGGCGGAACTGCAATTGCAGCAGCAGGTACTACAAGTATTACTACACTAGGCACTATCGGAACAGGAACATGGCAAGGAACTGCAATTGCACAGGCTTACATAGCAGACCAAGCAATTAATGAAGCAAAATTACAAGTTTCAAACAACCCTACTAACGGATATGTTTTAACCGCACAATCCGGCAACACAGGTGGCTTAACATGGGCGGAAGCAGGTGGCGGTGCTTCTGAAATTAACGATTTATCAGATGCAATTACACTTTCTAGCAGAAACTTAGGTCTTGGTACTAACGCAGGTGTGGCTTGGGTAAGTGGTGCTAATCAGAATGTAGCAGTAGGTGAAGAATCGGGTAAAGCAATAACTACCGGAGATGGAAACATATCAGTAGGTGCTTTTTCGCTACAAACGGCTACAACATCGTTATAATACAGCAATAGGCGACCAAGCAGGTGCTTCTGCAACAGGTTGGAGAAATGTTATGGTTGGTTCTTCATCGGGTTATAACATAACAAGTTCTGATTCAGTATTTGTTGGTTATCAAGCGGGGCAAGCCGCTACAAGTGGTCTTTACAATGTCGCATTAGGTTCAGGTGCATTAAATGATGTAACAACAGGTAATAGAAACATCGGTATTGGAAGAAATGCCGGAGATGGTTTTGATACAGAATCAGATAACATAGCAATAGGTTACGATGCTTTAGGTGGTGCTGTTGCAGGTGGAGAAATGAACGTAGTTATTGGTAATTATGCCGGAGATGCAGTTACTTCGGGTGATGGGAATACTTTACTAGGTCATACAGCAGGTGGGGCAATAACCACAGGCTCACATAATATAACATTAGGTTATTTATCGGGTGATAATTTAACAACAGGTAGCGGAAATGTAGTAATCGGCAGACACGACCCCGCTTCTAATACAGGTGATAATCAACTTGTTATTAGTAATGCTAAACAAACATCATTTGGTGGTAGGACATGGATTCTTGGTAATGATTTATCACAAGTAAACTCAAAAGTAAATGTAGTCGCAATAAGTAGTAATACAACACTAAGTAATGTAGGTGAAGGGCAAGTGGAACAAAGCGGTGCTATTATTTATTGGACAGGTGGAACATTAACTTTACCTTATAACGCAACAGTAGGCACACAATATACTATAATTAATAATACGGGTAGTGCCGCTAAACCTAGTTTGAATACTAATGGTGATTTCTTAAATGGAACACACGGTAATATAGATGATAAAAACTCAAGGACTTATGTTTGTTTAGCCGCCGCTAATACAGGTGGGGGTAGTCCTGATTGGTGGGGTATAGGTTAATAATATGCCGCCAAATAATTTAGGTATTATAGGAACAGTTGCACAAGCGGGTCAAACCGCAGTAGCGCCCACAGGTGTAAGTATAGCAACATCTTCTAGTGGTAATTATGACGATGCAATTGTGATTGACTGCTTATCGGGGGTTACTATCTTTGAAGATGATGGTTCGGGTTTTGCTTCTCAGAATCATGTAAATAGTTATGGGGGACAAACTATGTCTAGCGCATACAATCAACAATCGGTTACTGAGACATTTATATTCAAAGGATATTGTAGAGCCACAGGTGCAACGTCATTTGCATGGGATGTATCAATTGATTCAAACTCAAATGTAAATGGCACTACATCCATTATAGGCACAGCATCAACAAGTCAAGATGCAACGGGTACTAACGGGGCAGGTGAACAAGTGTATTGGCAGTTTGCAGGTGGTAAAAGTGGTGTTCAATATCCCTCAGGTGGTATGGAATTGATTATGAAAATCAACTGTACGGCTACTAACGCTCACGGCTCAACAGCCGCAGATGAATTAACAATTACTTACATCTTTAATTAGATTAACGTAAATCTTTATTAAACTCTTATGTAGTGGAAGTAATATGGCTTTAACCCTATCAATAGAAACAGCGTTTGGATTAACTTGTGCAGAAGCACACGCAGTAATTAGAGAGTTTAGAATGGAAAAAGAAGTAGCCGAAGATGGTACTAAGTCTTTTACAGTAACTTATGGTGGTTTAGTGTTTATGAATGCAAGCGCATACACAGGTGATAAATCAGCAATTACCGGATTTAATTATCAATTCCCACTAGATGTAACAGATGGTGCAGACCAAGAAAACTTACTAAAACAATGTTATCTTAACCTAAAAACACAAACACCTTTTACTGATGCAGTTGACGCTTAGATATATCTATACGACACTACTACCCATCTAGGAGTGAGGGATAAGTGTTGACACAGGAAGAGGCCGATTCTATTATTGAAACAGTAAATGAGCGAGCGCAAGAATTACGCTCTTTAATGATTACATTAGCCTCTATTATAGCCCTTGTAATGCCCGGCATGGAAGCAGTAGGTATTCTCGACCTTACACCATACGGTGATGGGGATGACGAATGGGTTACTGATGATGATTGGGAAATGGGTGATGACTTTGAATGTGGTGATGGCTCTATTATACAGGCTTCTTTAGTAAATGATGGTTACAAGAATTGTCGTGATGGTTCGGATGAACCGGATGAACCTAATGTGAATCAACCTACTAATAATACTACTGTAATTGTAAATCCACCTAGTAATAATACTAATAATGAAACTGTTGAAGATGACTGTATGGCTATGATGTATGACGCATATATTTTAGATTATAACGAAACAAACTTAACTATTACATGGGATGCTGATATATCTTGTGAAGATGAAGCATTCAATCTTACTGTATATTGGACTGTCTATGAGAATGCAACGGGTAACTTTACTTCACAAGATTCTCTTACATATGAAACACAAGGTTCAGCGTGGGATTATGTCAATATTACATTAGAAAATGTAACAAATGGTGTTTATGATATTCATTCCACCTTTGGTTTAGGTGGTAAATATACTAGAGGTACTGATTGGTATGTGGTTGAGTTACTTGGCGCTTAGATATACCTATACGACACTACGTTGACTTAATATCATGCGTGATGGTGGAGAAGGCGTATTAGTAGGAATAGTAATCTTAGCATTAATTTTAGCAACGACAGGCACACCTTCAATACAAGATTTTGAAAGAGACGGTACTATAACTTGTAGAGAAGTAAGTGGCGAAATAATAGAAAAAGAAGCGCCCGTAACTATAATAGTAACAGTTAACGACCAAGTTTCAAATGAAATAAAAACTTATAACGTATATGTTTCTCCCGAAGCCTACTCTAATTATAGTATAGGCGATACGCATATAGAACAAATATGTACTCTTACTGATTACGAATACTATAAAGAAATAATTGATGCGTTGTTAGAAAGCGGAATACTAGATTAGTAACTTCTTATAAGAGACACGTATAATGTGTAATCATGGTTGACGGCGAAAGAGTCAAAAGACTAGGAAAAATTGTTTACATTCCTCCCGATAAAGCATATACTAACATAAACATTGAAGAGACACCCTTTGGCTTCAAGTTATATCGAGAGGGCGCAACTAGACACTTTACAGTAATACCTACTTCCGCAGTCAAACAAATAATATACGATAGAGGCGAATAAAATGAGTAATAATACAACAGCAGAAACGTGCATTAATGCACTAAATGAAACAATAGATTGCATACCGCTAGATTCCTCTTCTTTGTTTGATGACATAGAAGTTATACTTCTTGCGGGTGCTGCATTATTAGGTATAGCAGCATGGGCTTACAAAAAATACCAAGTGTTAAATGCAGACGGAAAAATAACTCTCGATGAGATTATAGATTCCATTGACGAGGTAAAAGAGAAAGCCGAAGAAGCAAAAGAAGAGATTGAGAAAATAGAAAAAACTCTTGATTCTCACAATGTTGCTGAATTAAAAGAAATGCTAAAAGAAGCAGGTCTTTCAGTTAAAGGCAAAAAAGCAGACCTTGTGGCTCGATTAGAAGCACACATGGGTGAGGCTTAGTGGCCGATGCTGATGTTGTCTCAATAAGATTAGACAATTTAGAAGAGTCTGTAAAAAGACACGAAAGGTTAATTGAACAATTGGTTCAATCTCAAGTAAGTATGCAGACAGGTCTTGCTAAAGTGGCTACTGAGTTAGAGATAACTAATGGTCTTATAGGCACATACATGGGTAATATGCAAAAAATTATTTTTACCCTAATAGCAATTGTAGCAGGGGCTATGGGTATTTCGACACAGATGTGATATTATGAACCAAGAAGAGTGGCATATTTGGTGTAGAGATGTTAGTAGTAGACTTACAAACCTTGAAAAGACACTTAACTCCTGTCATAAAACACAGAAGCGTATGCTTTTTAGTATTATATTAATTTTGACAGGTGGTTTAGGGTATGGTTTATTATTGCAGTTCTAGCGACGTTGGTATGCGTTTAGGTCTAAACAGCGCACAGCGTACACAAGCAGCATCTAAACTTACTCTTGCTATACGCAGGGCTACCATAGATATAGACCAAGTGTTTAGAGATTACGGTAGAAACGTACCTAGTAAATCAATAGCAGAAACTACTGCTAATGGGGCGGTAAGTGCAGGTGCTACTACTATGACCCTAACAAGCGCCGCTTCCTTTACTACAACGGGTAATGGTAATATAGATGGAGATTCCTTTGTTTGGACAGGTAAAGATGCTAGTAACTCTAACATACTAACAGGTGTTAGTGGTATTAGTGCAGACCATGCCACAGGAGTTACTATTCAATCGGGCGAGTTTGCTCACGTTCTTAGAGAAATATGTGCGGATATAGCAGCCGCTTATTACATGGAAGATGAAGGTACATTTCAAGAAAACTCTATGCGTGGTGGTGTGTTGAGAGAAAGAGGTACATTTAACCTAACTAGGCTAGCCCATTTGGGTAGTGTTGATTAGGTGAGGGTATGAAAGGATTTACAAAAGTACCTTATATTCATGCGGGATTTCCTAGAATAGATGCCGTAGGTAAGTTTAGGGCAAATATTGTAAATGAGTTAGACCAACAACAGGCTGTATTAAATAGAGAAGTAAAAGATATGAAAGCATATATTGGAAAATCTAATATACAAACACCAACTAATTCATTAAGGGTTAAAAACAATAAAAATAGTCCTTTAAACTTTGAGGCTTATTTAGACAAAAGCGGGTATAATAAATTAACAAAAAACATTAGTAAAGAAATAAAAATAAAAATGGTCGAGGCTATGGAAATTGCATTGGCCGAGGCTACTTTTAAAACTACTAATGAAATTGTAAATATGCGTAGGGCATTCAAGGGAGAACACAGCCCTAGTCAAAGAACGAGTGGAGACTTGTATGATAAGGTAGGTAATTCTTTGTTTTATGGGAGAAAGAAAAGTAAAGGCTCAAACCAATTTATTTCATTTAACGCAGGTTCTTATGCAGACGGTCAATCATTTGAAGAAGAACCTACGGGTGTTATAGGAAGTAGGGGGGCAAACTTAACTGAATTAACAGCCGAAGGAACAGATGGATTTAAGATAAATTCGCACCCTTTAGGTGGAACAAAAAGATTAGTTAATCACTTAAAGAATGCAAGAGGTGGTTAGTATGAGTATAGCAACAAAAACACAGTATTGGAATAGTAGGATGACAGGTTCAGACCCTACTGCTTTAACAGGTACATTTAATGATAGTTGGTCGGCTAGTGGTAGTGGTTCAGCATCCGGTGGTGATTGGGTAATTAGTAACGGAACATACACAATTACCCCCGAAGCGGGCGGCTCTTACACACTAGTTGCTGCTTTTGAATATACTACTGCACCGGACTCCGGCGCTATTCTTATGTCTTTAGATAATGGTACACATAAAGTTGAGGTAAAATCAACAGGTAATAATTCATCATTAAGTTTAGTGGGTGCTAGCACAGTTACTATTAGTGATTTAGACATGAAAAAAGAAGAAGAGAATCCGGTTACTTTAATCTTAAGACTAACTTTAGCAGCAGGAGGGGCGGCAAAACTATACACCCACGAAATAGTCAACGACTTTAGTGGTGCAATAGCCTATTATAGTGTCACAGGCGCGACAGGAAGCAGCGCAGCAGTCAAATGGGGTAACACTAGCGGCAGCGTAAAATGGGCGGCTATACACTACTCTAAGTTTGGTGCTTTTTCTCCCGAAGAATTACTAATATCTGACTTTGCACAAGATACTTTAGCAAGAATGGGTCTTGGTATAGTCCAACAACTAAAAGATAGTACTAGGATGTATTTAAAAACACAAGTACCGGACTCATCAATAGTATATGGTTACGATATATCTTCACAAATGCTTAACAGAATACCTGTACCAAGCATACACGTTTTAATATCTGAGTTAAACTCACCTAATTTTGAGTCATTGGGAGGTGCTAAAATAACACAAGAGTATGATGTTAGAGTGTTTATTACTGTTAGGGGTACTAATTATGAAGATGCTTACCGAGCAGGACTTAATATTATGGGAGAAGTATTCGATGAGTTATACACAAATACAGGCGTTTCGGGTACAACAGACAGCATTGTTTCTTATGATGCTAAGTTAGACTCAAAAATGGATGATGACGAGACTGTTTGTGTTCATGTCTTAACTCTTACTTATATGAGAAGAATAGATATGAGACACCGATAATAATATTGATAAGGCAGTCATCTCCTGAACGTACTATACTAGAGGCATTTATATGGTAGAGTTCTTAAATAGATACGTAGCATTAGGAAAAGAAAGCGCAAGCGCATACGGCACAGAAGTAGCCCCAACTACTTTTGGAGAAGTTGATGATGAATCATTCGCAACAAGAATGGATTTACTTACAAGACAAGATATGAGTAGGGCAATTGTTGGTAAATCAGTAACAGGCAAAGAATATTCAGAAGGAGGCTATAATATGGCCGTTCAACTAGATGAGTTTTTAGGTAATACCTTAGCGGCATTTTTCCCAAAAGCAACTTTTGCTAATAGCATTCATACATTTAAAGAGCCTGCGGTAGCGGCAGATGAGTATGATTCCTTTACTATTGACGTAGGAAGAGAAGAGAAAATACACACTTACACAGGTATGGTAGCAAATACCTTATCACTAACAGCATCCGTAGGAGAATACGTTATGATGAGTGCTGATTTCGTAGGTTGTAGAGAAAAAGCAACACAAGCCGCTATTTCAGACACAGCAATTGTTTTTGAGGGAGACGCATTAGACGCTCTTTACTTTTCTAACGGAACAGTATTGTTTGACGATGGAACAGGTGATGCACCGGCGGCATCAGCAAGTGTTAAATCAATTGATTTCCAAATTAGCCTTAACCCCGATACAGATAACGCTATGGCTTTAGGAGACAGCACATACAGCAGCAAACCAAAAATGCAGCGTAGAGAAGTTACAGGAACAGTAGAGTTTAACAAAGTACTTTATGGCGACCAAGCATTAGACGAGCCGGATTACACATCTTTAGTAACATCAAAAGGTCTTGCATATAATGACGGTACTAACCCTGTTATGACACTACATTTTACAGAAGAAGATACACCTGCGGATAATTACATAAAGTTTAACTTTTACAATATTCGTTGGGAAACGCCTACTTCTAACGTAAGTGGAAGAGATTCACAAACAATGTCTGTTGGTTTCGTAGCACTATATGATAACAACAAAGGTTGTATGGACATTACAGCAAAAGGCGGCGCATTAGGCTCTACTGCCTTCCCGCTATGAGGTGTTTAACTTGAAAGATTTCATTAAATCATTAGGTAGGGAAATACCTGCTGAACAGATGGAGAGTATTATTGCTATCGGTAATAAATTAAGGATAAAAAAATACTGCCGAAGATTTCCTTTGGCGACAAAACCCACACCTAAAATTACTAAAGCAAAAGTTATTGTTCCCGTAAAAATAGACGAAGAAGAGTAATTCTTTATTAAAGGAATACCTTTTACATAGTATTAGCGAGAGCGAGAGTGTGGTATTATGCCGGTAATGAAGAAAGAAATAGAATTAGAAGATGGAACAAAGATTTGGGTTAGGCAAGTTTCCGGTATGGAAAAACTAGCAATTACTAATGCGCAAGGAAAAGCATTTAGAAAAATGCGTCATGCGGGTGAAGTAGAAAATTGGACAGACGAACAAAACGAAGAGTTTGCTAATTATATTGATGAATATGGGGCAGGCATTCAAAAACAAATTGAAGAGTGGATTCCTAATTGTATATTAGATGAAGAAATAGACATAAATATTTTAACTTCGGAAGAGTTAATGAATATATTATCCTTTGTAAGAGGGGATGAAAAGGATGGCGCTATCCCTTTATAGATTTTATTAGAGTAGCCCCCTCTCTATGTATGGCCTTCAAGGGGGTTTTACCCTCAGATTTATGGTTAAAATATAATGTAGAAGGCGGTAAGCATTTAATGGACTTAGACCTTCTTATAGCGGCTAATATTAATGATAGTATAAATGAAGCAACTACAAAAGCAAAGAGTAAAGACGCTAAAGGTGCAGTCGCTAGACGCGACCAAAGAAGGGAAAAACGCAAACTATTAAACAACAACAATGACCTACTCGATATATTGAGAGATAGCGGAGTGCCTGTTGAGGGCAAGAGTAGTGATGATTAAATATGATTGATGCAACAATTCTTCCTTTTTTCACAGGTCTATTTCCAATAATATGCGCTATTACTTTACTAGTTTTACGTGCCGGTGCGTCTAGGGTTTTCTTCGACATCGTAGGTACTTTCCAAGCAGGAAGATTAATTCAAGATGCGCAAGCAGCACAAACAGTTTTTGAGTCTTTATACTTAGATACTTTTATGGGTATTCAAGAAGCAGGTCAAGAAATAGGTGAAATGTTTACCAATGTAGTAGAAGAAATAATGCCTCTTACCGAAGAAATAGAAGAAGCAAGAATACAATTAGAAAAGTTTTTAGATGTTCCTACTGATGAAATGGATGAGGTAGCCCAAAGTATAACCGACATAGGTCTTGCTCTTGGTTTTGCTTCTGATGAGGCTATGTTAGCAGGTGCTAAAATGGCTCAATTGAGTGGTGTTTTAGGGGCATCTACTATGGATGTGGGTACAGAAATAGGTATGATGTTTGGTCTAATAAGTGGTATGGAAACTGACGCAGCCATGCAAAGATTAATTAACTTACAACAACAAACTAAGTTTATGACTAAAAATATCGAAGAAGGTATGAATGCCGAAGAACAGGCTAATATAATACGTAGAGATTCTATAAGGATATTAAATCAACTTAACACGGTTGAAAACAGGTCGGTTGCTACGATGGAACAGATTACTTTCGTTATGAATCAATTCGCATCACAGGCTGATTTGACTAACGAAAGCATAGCAAGTATGGCTGCCTTATCCGCTACTCTTATTGAGGCGGGTGAAGAACAAGGTAAGGGCGGTCGTGCTTTGCGTATGATGTATGCTAGGCTTGGTGCTGATATTAACGGCTCAAGAAAAGCGGTTGAAGATTTAGGGATAGCCGTAGCAGATTCAGAAGGAAATATGCGACCTTTGTCAAGGGTGTTATCAGATTTGTCGGTTGAGTATCAAAAAATGAATGGTGAACAACAGACTGCTTTGGCTCAACAAGTAGCGGGTAATAGACACTATACCCGTCTTATTAAATTACTTGAAAACGTGGATAGGGTAAAGGAGTTGGAGTTTGAAGCAACAATTGCTATGTTCCCTGCTATGGATGAAATAGATAGAAGAAGAGATACAGAATTATTTAAGTTACAAAAAGCGGAAGCGGCTTATAAAAATGTAGCCGGTTCAATAGGTGATAATTTATTACCTGCTTTAACAAAAGCAACAGAAGCACAAACTGTATTTTTAAAACAAATAGAACAATTGTCGCAAAATAAGTTTTTTGGTTTTGCTATCAATTCTATCGTTACCTTTACGAAACTATCACAAAGTTTTGTTGGGCCTGCTCTTGGTATAATAATGGCTTTACAAAATATGAATATTGCTTTAAAAACACAAGCAGCAATTACAAGAGCGTTGAATGGCGACAAAATAGCCGGTATGGAACATACTAAAGAAGGTATTGTTTTAATGACAAATGAGATTGCTTTACAAAAAGAATTAAATAGAAGAAATCAAGAAGAAGCATTAATAGCAGAAAGAAAAAGAAGGCAACAGTCAACAAAAGGTAAACGTTTAACAACAAGAAATGTAAAGTACGCTACTACTAGGTCTAAAAATCTGGAAAAACTCAGAAATACCGAACTTGCCGGTCTAAAAGAAATAAGTAGAGAACAAGCAAAATTAATTTATTTAGAGCAAAGACATAGAGATGCAAAATTATCTCTTGGTAATAGTAGGAAAAAAATTGATGTAGAGGCTAGAGCGTTTCATGCAAGAAGGCAAGAAGAAGTACAAGCAGAAATAGATAANACTTATTTAAAGAAAGATATTATTCTCGCAAATGCCGCAGAAATATCAGCAAAAAAACAAGTTTATGATGATGTAGTAGCCGAAGCAAAAGATAGAGAATTAAGAAAAGAAGTAATGCTACAAGAAGCAGTAGAGATGGGTACTAAACAACAGGCTAAACGTATGCAAACAATAACAATGGGAATAGCCGCATTGGGTTCATCCTTTATGATGTTTAATGTTCCATTTATGAAACAACAGACGGAAATGAGAATAGGTATGACGTTGACTAGTGGGGCTATGGCTTACCAAACAGGTAAAATGATGTATAACTCAATAATTTCAGTAAAACAAATGTTTGTTAAGAGGGCGTTAACTAAGGCATTTATACAAGAGGCGGCCGCAATAGGTCTTACTAATACGCAGATAATAGCGCATCTTGAAGCAAATAATGTTAAAAATGCTTCACAATTAGTAGGTATTGCTACTACCGAAGTATATAGTGCTGCTCATATAAAATTAGCAAAGGCCATAGGTATTTCTAATGCTGCATTAAAGAAAAGTATTATTGGTATTACAGCAGTTGTCGCAATTATGGCCGGATGGTGGGTTTTTGATAAATGGACTGAAAAAGCCAAAAAAGCAGCAGATGAACAAGAAAGATTTAATAGCATTTCTTTAGATACAGGTAGAGTTTTAGAAATAATGAAAGACGGTACTATGGATGTAGAATCTGAAATACAAAAATTAACTAAAGAATTAAACGGATTAGATGATACGCAAGATAAAATGTCGCAAGCAAGAATAACGGCAATAGAAAGTGAAATAGCGGCATTGATGCAAGTTAGAAGAATTACTAATTTCCAAAATACTGATATGAAAGAAAATATGGAAGCATCTAAAAAATATTTTGATGATTTAAAAATGTATGAAAGTATAAACAAAGGCATAACTAGTGATGGACATAACTTTTTTAGTATGGGAACAGTAGATACTATTAATAACTCTAATACAAGATTCTTAAATCAACTCGGAAATATTTTCCGAATAAATGACAAAGAGTTTAAGGGTTACGGTGCTTTTGCGACAGCAACAGATGATGTTAGGGAGTTTAGAGAAGAATATTCAGATTTAGTTGCGTTTATAGAATTACATAAAATTACAACCTATGAAGAATTAGAAACTACTGCTGAATCATATAAGACAAGCATAAATGAATTAATGGGTGTGGAAGCAGAAGGTGTAAGTAATTTGGCGCAAGAATATTCAGTTTTAAACGATGAATTACAAGGCTTTGCTAATACTAGAGAAGAAATGTTCTATGGTTTTGATAGAAATAATTTGACAGGAGACTTGGTTAGACAGGTTACTCAACAAGGAGTTGAAACATTAGTTACTACTACCGAAGTTATAATGACAAATAACTTTAATGGTATGACCGTACCACAGGTAGCAGACATGATTATAGAAGAGATAGAGGGAAGAGGAAACCTAAGAGGTTACAATCTCTCAACAACGTAGGTGAGAGCATGGTAAGAACAGTATCGAAAAAATATCAGATATGGATAGCAGGTTATTACGATGATTTTAACGGCGCTAGGGCTATTCCCGATAACCTACAACAACCTTCCGATACATCATACGCAGTAACGGTAAGTCATTTTGGAAATCCTATGAACGGCGAGGCTTCTCTCAACCCTCGTTATCGTTGGTCTATTGTAGAAAGGGCAAAAAAAACTAACTACGATACTACACTTTTAGGTACAAACGACGTAAATCAATATTTACGTAACAACGGAGTTTTTGAGTGGCTAAGTTTAGACACCAAAAGAAATAACGCATCAGATTGGGAGGGTAGAATACAATTACAATATCCCGATGGACACGTTGCTAACAGGTATAGATTTGGCGGTAGTACATCCGAAGGAAATGTAGGTTATCAAAGATTTGTAAACGGACATGACACTAGTGGGTCTTACATAGTATCTGTCGGTGATAATGACGCAACATTTGGTAGAGCAGATATGAAAAGATTTACGGCTACAAACTACGCAGCAGAAAACGCAGGATTTATTTCTACCACAGGAAACTTCGTACAAAGAGCGCATCTTACAGGCTCTTGGATGGGAGAAAAATTAACGCAAAGCACAGCCGAATACAATGACATTACTACCTCTCCACCTAAAGTATTTGCCGAAGTTACTTCCCCTTCAAAACAACCTTTTTTATGTGTTCAAACAGTTAGAAAACACATTGATAATGACTCTCCTAATGTACCAACTATTATATATGATGGTAAATTAAACTCGCGCTTAGATAGGGATGTTTTTACTACTAGACTAGCATTAAGAAGTTTTATTGCAGAAGGTTCTACCCAATGGGATGAAGTAGGTATAAAGTTTGAGATAGGTTTTCCTAGCCCTACATCTACTTTATTAACATCTGATGCAGGTCATTCCGGTACACCGGAAATAGATTATACTTTAGACTTAAGTAATACTTTTTCGGGAATAATAAATGCGTATGATTCTTATGGTCTTTTGTATGATGGCTCTAATTTACAATCATATAGTAATGATGATGCTTGGTTAGATATTGATTTTGTAATGAAATACTCAACAGGTAAATACGATGTTTATGTTAATGGTACTAGGGTTGTACTAAACGGCTCTCTCGCTAGTGGTACAGGAGTTGACCCATCAGATATGTATGGGTGGCAAATGACTGTCAATAGCCAAGAAACAACAGACGGTAATTTTGGTTACGTATCATATTTAATGTTAGACCGAGTAGGTATGGTAAGGTATCTTACTAATGATATAACTACTACCGAAGAAGTACAAATTAATAACGCACAACTTAGTAAAAGTAATAACGGTATTAGTGTTTTTAAGGTAAATATATCCGATGACCCAAAAAGATTTAATGGTTCTACGGGTACTAACACTAGTGATTACATAGAAAATATAACTTCTTTATTTACTAACAGTACTCCTTTAGATTGGCAAGTTTTATTTTTTGCTGATATTGACAGTAGAATAGATAGACCTATTTGGAGGGGGGAAATAGATAACTTTAAAATAAACCAACAAGGGAGAAAAAGAGATTTAAGTTTTACCGCAAAAGATTCTTTATCGTTTTTAGATAGACAAGTACCACTTTGGGAAATAGGTCAAGAGTCTTTAGATACCGAAATATCAGAAACCCCTTATTGGTTGTATGACGCTCAAGGGTTTCAAGAAATAATGAATCTAGGGGCTACAAAATTAAAACTTACAGGTAGTGATGTTGGGTTTGATAGTGATAGTAGTTATTTAGAAACGTCAACACAAAGAACGCAACAAAACTCCGGTTTGCCTATACAAATGTATAATAATGAAAACACAGTATATGGCCCAAATAATATCGAAGATAATTATGAGGGTATAAATATTTTAGGTTTTCAAAAAGATACTTCCGGCAATACTTTAGTGTATTTAAATAGTAGCACTCATACTATAACAACATCAACAGCAGTTACTATAAAAAGCACAAATCATAATGCTACTAACATTACACCAACAGCAGTTAGTGGTGCTACCTTAACTTTTGCTTCCGGTGATTTGGCTTTTTCTGCTGAAACTGCTAAAATAATATATATCGGAAAACACCAAAGTGCTTTACCCGATTATGATAGAAGAATTAATTTTAGTGGACTTAGTGCTGCGGGAGTACAAGCACAAATGGCTAGTGCTTGGGCTAATTGGAATAGTCATCGGCCTGTATATAGTGATTTAACACCTCATAATGGGCCTTGGTATATGAATGTATATTATGATGCAGACCCGTCTTTAGAAGTTGGTGATTATTTTTACATTAATAAAGAGGCTATGGATAATACAACAGCACTTAACTCCGCATATTTAAATAGACATAAAGTGAAAAGCGTACATAAAATTATGGGTTATTTTAACAACTATAATAGTACCGTAACTTCTGTTGGGTCTTGGTCGGCAACACCTGTTTGGGTAGTACAAACTTTTACAGAATACCCATCATCATTAGCGGAACATGGATTATATTCTCCCGAAACTACGTTAGCAAATGCCGCTTCTTCGGGCGCATCTAGTTTAGTTTTAACAGATGCTAGTTTATTTTCTACTAGTGGTACAGGTAGATTAGGAACAGCAAATAGCGCAGCAACAAATAATACTTTTACATGGACAGGAAAAAGTAGTAACACTTTAACAGGCGTTAGTGGTGTTTCCACTAATTTTGCAGCAGGAAGTTCTGTATTTGATGCCGTAGCCGAACAAGACTCATTACTCACTAACAACGACAGATTTGAATGGTCTAAAGATAGTGGTACTGTACCCAACGCTTTTGTAACAACTAATGGATTGCCGTTATTAAACAGGGCTATACACGCACGATGGATGAGAGATTTACCTAACTCATTATGGTTTAGGTATCAGTTTGGTAAAATAGGTGAATTACAAATAGGTAGTAATTATGATAATCAATTAGTACTAGACACTTCTGTAACCCCCTCAACTAAAATAATAGAAATAAGTTCTACTGCTTATTCTAATGCCCCTAGTAGTGGGGTAGCGGAAATATGGGATAATAGTACTTTTATGCCTAATAGAAATGTTGATGCGTTTAAAGGTAAGTTTGTTTATGAAGGTAAAATAAATACCAATAGTAAATATTATCTAATAGGGTGTAAATACATAAACTTTAAAATGAGTGGTTCGGGTCATAAAATTAAGTTTCAAAATATAAGTGATGACTATAAACACCTTTGGTTACTTTGGGCTGACATGAGAAACAATGGTTTAGCAGACGCAGATGGTTCACAAAGAAAACAATCATTTGGTTTACAATACCCACTAGAAGATAACTATGATATACAAATGTACTACGCAGACCAATTTGATGAAAATGGTAATGTAGATACTTTTGGTAGTTTAGAGGTAAATAAAGATATAAATATATGGAATCTTGATACTACTACTGAACCAATTACAAACAAACCCTTTTCCAAACCTGTAAATTATTCTGACCCTAAAAACTTAGCAATCACAAATCCTATACAGAATGACGGAAACGGAAAACTAAGAATTAACAGCGCATCAACACCAATTACAGGATTTGCTAATGGTGATTTAGTTTACTTAGTAGGTACTGCATCTCACGATGGCTACCATACTATAACAGATACACAAAGCGGATATTTAGTTACGTCTACTGCCTTTTCTAGTGCTACTATGTCTATTACAGGCGGTAGTAATTCTAAAGGTTATTTTTACACAACAACAGGAAGTGAACAAGACTTTTCACACTATCACGATTGGGAAGATAAGGGGGGTGCTTTATTAATTATAGACTCTTCTCCTTTCTTTAACCTTAATACTCACACAAATGGGGGTAGAACAGGACAGGCTTCCGGTTTAGGTACTGATTTAGGAGATTACGTACAAGTAAGACAGGGTTTCCCTGCACTAATAGATAATTATTGGGCGGAAGCAATCTCTTCATATCAAACAACAGGAGATATTGCAGGTGAACATCCGGCTCAATATAGATTATTGTCGGATGCTACCCTAGCAAACGAAGGATTTATAAAAGGTGATAAAGGAATACCTGTTGATGATGTAAGTAAGTTTGATGACACGGGGGTAGGTAAATTAATTACTGTTTTCCCAAATAAAAAAGATACTTTTTACTTTGTTTGGAATAATAAATTAGGCACAAAATACACTTCTCCATCTTCGGTAGATTCAATAACATCAATAACAGACGGAACAAAAATTACAAATGCTAGTGCAGGTCATGTTACTGCCGGATTAAAAAACGGTATGTTAATTAAAAAAATAACAGGTGGTGTGTATACAAGAGAATATATTATAGATGTAGTTGACGAAGAAAATCTAAACGTAAGTGGTACATGGGCTGCCGGAGATACATACGAAGTACCTATACAATTAGGTAAAATATTTATGATAGAAGAAGATAATATAAGCGTAAGCGCAGAAACGGACTTAACATCTTTAGAACAGGCTATTTGGGATGCACATTCAGCAACCGGCCAAACTTGGGATGATTACGGAATTATTACTGATTATGATTTAACAGATGATAGTACTACACCCGACTCTTACGAAGTTCATGCTACTGTCCACAGCCAATTTATGTTGCGTTTGTTAATGCACGTAAGAGGTGACATAAAAAACAAAAATAGTGGTACTTTTTGGGAAAGCGATAAGTTTAGAACATTATGGAATGCTGCAATTATGGACACTTGGTTGCCACCAACAACAGTAAAATCAATTTACGATATTAATAATATACCTATAACTTCTACGATGACTACTTACAATTCTATTAATAATAATGATGGTTATGGGTCAATAGTAGACAGTAGGGGAAAAACATTTTTAAGTACTATAAAAACAATTAAGACAAATAGTGGCATAGGCACAGAAAATAATAATAACATATCTTTTTCTTATCTTATTGGTAGAGATAATAGATTAGAGTTTAGACCTAAGTATAATAGTAGTAAGAGTTTAACTAGAAGTAACATGAAAGTAAATAATTTACAGACAACGTCTAGCGCCCAAATTACTAATGTTAGGGTATATTATAATAATGGTAAAAGTTTTGTTGATTATCCTAACCCAAATATGACAGATACTACTAGATGGAAAATATTAGAACACCCTACCATAACTCAAAGTTTTGAAGCACAAGTTTTAGCAAAACAACAATATAACACATACAAAAATAGCCCACTAAAAATAAATGTTGAGCCTATATTAGAACCACATGAAAAATACAAAATGATAGGTACGGGTAGGTATGGTTACATAGCAGATTCTTACGTTGCCTTAGAAGGTACAGATGATGACTATACTAAGGTATGTAATTGGAGTAGATTAGGTACAGGTGGGGCTTTGTTTAATGGTATGGTAAATGCTTTAGACGGCAACCAAAAAACATCTACTAATTTGTATTCAAGATATGGTATAAGCAAATCTCCCGCTACAAGTGGTGATATTCCTTGGGAAGATAACTATTATTGGTACGGTAGTGGGTCTATATCTAACGCCGTACAAATAGTGCATATACCCGATAACACACCATTTGTTAGCGACAATTATGGAGAGCCTATGCGTATGTGGGTAGACTTAAAAAGCACTCAAACAGGAACAGATATAGACAATGCTGAGTTCACTATACACGTAGCGGATTATTCTTTTGTCGGTGAAACTAGGGCAATTCACCCAACAAACAAAAGTGTAGCAAGTGTAAATGTAAAACATAGTGGTTTTTATGAGTTGTCTTTACCTTCGACATATAGCGACACAAGCGTAGGTAACATGGTAGTTAGTTTTAACGCAGAATATTGTAGGGCTTTGTTGCGTCATAGATGTGGCAACCCTACTAGTGTAAATATTCTAAAAGTAGTTACAACAAATACAAACTCCATATTTCCTCTAGGTATGAGAGAATATACTGAAATGGGTGGTTTCAAAACTACTAGGGCAGAATGGTATGCACCTAAAGTTTTGATAACAAGAGATGTTTCTTACACCCCCGCTACTTACGTTTCGTTTACTGATTTAGGTTTAGGATTAACTTCTGAAAATCTAATTATACAAAAAGTAAATTGGAATATTTCTGCCGGTAGAACAGAAGAAGTAAGTATGGATTTAGAGAGAGATGAGTCTATTGCTGTTAATGGCTTAATCTCTTCTCTCTTTCCCGAAGTTAACCAAAACTTACAAGTAGGTACTTCTCAATCTCAAGGCCAATCAACAGGCGTTAGTCAAGGGGTTTATGGACAAGGAGGTTATGTACCTATACCTACCAACCCACCTAATGAAGATATAAACGATGACAACCAAAAAACAGAAGGTGGTAAAGAAGATGGTAGCGAAGAAGCAACGGCAAGTTTTTCTAAGAGGAAAAATACCCCATCATTAACTAATAATAATAGAATGAATCTCGTAAGCGATATGTTATCGGGAGACTCTAGGTTTAGTATATTAGGCCAAACACCAATACCCCCAACCCCTTCGTCTATGAGAGGTATGAGTAGCATGAATGTAAGTGCAATAAGTGGTACTGCCTCAATGGTATCGGAAGGGTATGTTTTTGCGGGTGTGGGTTTACAAAACAGCGATAGTTCGTCAATTAAAAGTCAAGAAGTATCTATTCAAACATCATTTGTAGTACCTCAAGATGTATTAAGTAACAGGGTAAAAATAACTGCATCAGTTAGTCATGGTGAGTTTTTATCTAATACAGACTATGGTATATTATACATAGATGTACATTGTATAGAAAGTGGTAGTACTATAAGTAATACGGTAAATATAAGTAGAGGCATAGATAGAAAAACAATTACCCTAATACCAACTACCCCACTAAAAGGACTCAATACTATTGGTAATAATATTAGGGTAACACTAACTAGAAAACCCAATACAGGAAAAGATACAGCCAACGAGACATCTATAATACTACATAATTTGGATGTTAAAATGGAACGTGCTTCTGCACACACCTCTTCTTCTTCCGCTAAGTTTTCTACTCTCACTTGAGTGGTACATCTTCTAGGTTATCTCTTAGGGCTAGTATATCCTGCGCTCTTTGTCTACCCACACCTTTGACAGCCATAACTGCTTTTTGTGTAGTCCTAAGCCTAAGTAGTTTAGGTATGCTACCAAACTCTTCTAGTAAATCTTGAGCCATAGTGGGTGTAACTCCTTTTACGGAAGAAAGAAATGCGATACGAGGGTCTAATTCTCCTTTTTTTATAGCCCGTTGTGTGTCTGAATCGTGATTTGAGAAAGCCATGCCTAGTTGGGTGTGATTTACTACCAACCACTCAACAAACTCATCCATAGTATTCAATTCCATATACTTAATTTTAGGGAATCTTTGATGAAATGTCATTTTGAATTGTGTATTTACTTTTTTCATACGAGACATTTCGGTAGCAATTTGTTTCGCTGATGGCCTTCCGGTGGCTACCCAAGGTTTTAACTTTGCACCATAGACTACTAGTACGGGGTTGTCGTAGTTATCCTGTAAGTCTCTCAACTGAGAAACGATAGTTCTATTGCGACCAATACCAAGAATGGAACGAAAAAGGTCGTTAATTTCTTTAGCCTCAACACCCCAAGTACCCATAGCATAATCTGCACTCACCATTCTACATACTTTTACGTTATTTTCTCCCATACGCATTAACAACTTGTTAATTACTTTGGGGTTTTCTCTATCATCGACTAGTAACATCCTACCATCCTAGTGTATGGTAAACCTCATCCTCTAATATAATGATGTGTGAATTACAATCACCACAGTACTTTTCTCTTGAAGTTTTTAGTGTCCAAGCGTTATGACATATAGTGCAGGCTTCCATTTCTTTTTCGGTTAAACTAATTAGGTTCATCATTTTTATACTCTCCTTGTACCGTCATCTCTCCAACAAGAACCTTTACATCCTACGTTAGCGGATAGCCAAGAACAAGACGGTGGCTGTTCGTGGTCTATAATAGAAAACAATTGCATCCTAGACATACTAGGTTTGAAATCTCTCCAATTTAATTTTTCGATAAAAGCAACTGCTTCATCAACTATCTTTCTTTTGTCTGTTGTAGTCAATGTTTTTGGGTCGGCAAACAACCTAAGATTCTCGACTAGATGATACCCTAGAGCCAACCTAACAGGGTGTTTTGGGTTCTCATGCGTCATGGCCGAGGCTATACACGGTGGTATAGGTATTTGGCCGGAAGAAGTTATCTCACCATGAAATACATTACTATGTAGGTCTTTAGGTATAGGGTTATTAGAAATCCATTTGACTATATCAAACTCGCTATCCACAGCCCTACCTCTAAACGGGTCATATATATCATACTCCCTATTAGGTGTGGTAGGTATGTCGTAATTCAACGGGTCTTTGATGAAATCTAACGTAGGTATATTTACAGCCCACTTACTTCTTTTTGTATTATATGTGTTGGGTATTCTTGTTAATTTTTGTGGATGCCCTACGCCGTCTAAAGTAGCCAAATCACTAGCCACGCTTCTTTCATACCTGTCTATGTGCCTAGCAATACTTGTACCGATTACAGGCCGCTTAAACATCTGATGTATATGAAACCCCCTACCTGTAAAGACAGTCCTCACATCACCGTCTAAACGAGATATGAGCGTAGCAACATCATTCTTTACATCATCCATAGAGCCGCCCTCTTCAATATCAAAATCCCACCATGCTCTATCCATAATGACGCTCTCAACGTCATATTTCCAAGGTCTAGTAGGGTCTTTTCTTTGAAAAGCATACAAAGATGTGTAGCAAGACGCTTTACCGTTTACTTTATCTATGTAATCATCAAAAGTTTTACGGGAAAAGCATTGAGAACGGCGAAGCCCAATCTCTCTCGGAAACAGAAGCATAATAATCACTCTTCTTTTACCGCAAAAGTATAGGTAGCACCACAGGAACAAGCCAATAGAAGCATTAATTCCGGCTTGTGTCCTTCCTGTCCTGTTACTCTCCAAACTTCTTCCTCGCCTTCCCAAGCATCCATTTTACCGCATGATTGACATATAATTTCCGGTTTATTCATCTATATTCCACTCCTTAATGCCGTTCAATTCTGCCTCACAATCTAGTGAAAAATCACACCACATTGGACAGAAGTAATCATTCCAATTCATAGGCCATTGTTGGGAAGTAAGAGACTCAATAGTGTCATATAATGATTCCTCAAATATTTTATACGACCTCTCTCTAAATGGCTCTAAAAGAGCGAAGCCCTTCTCAGCACCAATCCACATGGTCTTTCCTCTTTTATTACCCTCTAGTATTAATTTATCTTCTACGTCATATTCGTAGTCGGGGCTAATGTATAAGAAGTGCGATACCTCTTCGTAATCTAACTTTCTCAACAACCTAGTATAATACACTAATTCCTTTCTAGTCCTACCTAGTTTAGACATAGACATATTACCCGTCTTTAATTCCACCAAGATTAGTTTTCCTGTTTCGGGATGCTTTAACACACCATCTATAAGACCGACCCATACAATAGGTTGCCCGTTCAATTCTTCATAGACTTCGTGCTTCACTTCTGCCTCTACTACTTCCAAGCCACCCATGTCGTGTGCTATCTGATGCAATAGAAGGTTTAATGAATCAACTCCATCATCGTCTGCTACACCTTCTTGTTTCGCCGCTTCCATCAGCACATCTGCACCGTCTAATAAACCTCTCTCCATAACATTATGTATGGCGACACCACGAATCATTTCTTCCGTTGGCGGCACAGTAGGTATATCTGCTATGTATCTCCAATAGAATTGTCGTGGACACATCTTGTATGTCATAAACGATGACTTACTAACTCTTAGTGCGCCTTCATCAGCAGGGTTATATGAAGAAAGCATAGTTTCACTCTTCTTCTCTTGTTATTCCGTTATCCCAATCGTCAATAGACATTTGGTTTTTGTCAAACAAACCTTCACCGCATGACGGGCAAACATCTTCTAGTGGTATGTTAGGTAGTATAGGTCTGATAACTTCTTCGTTGCATGAAGGACAGATTACCCTATCCATTTTACCCATGTCATCTAATAAATTATAGAACATCATCTGTAATTTCATTACATCGTTACCCATGTATTGAATCACCTTTACCGTTTCTCGCATAAACATCTCTAAATCTTCGTCTTTCATATTATTTTCACCCTTGTATTACCGTTATAAACTTTACACCCAACTCATATCTGCTAAACCATTCCTAGCATTTTCTATGGGTTGAGTACTCCATCCTGCCAAATCAAAGTATGGCTTTATTTTTTTTATGACAAATCTATCTACCATAACCTTAGTACCTATGGTTTCTATATCCTCGACATCTTTCGGATTATCGAATGCTATATACTTACCATTTTCATTTAAGGTAACTAAAAAGAATGAGCCTTTTCTATATCCTTTACCTAGATATTCGTTAGCCCAAGCCGCACCTGCTGATGAGCCGGACAATACCTTATATTGGCTTATATCTCTTTCTAATTTACCCTTCATACATAGGTCTATTGGGTCTGTTTCTCCCTTGATTACTGAATCCACCATAGTAGATAGTCTATCAGTTACAGCAGACTCTTGTTCATTAGTTAATATTCCGGTAATAGTATCTAACATAGCCGCCTTCATAACAGGTGGCATCCTGCTTTGTTTCATCTCAATACCTTTAACGTAAATGTTTGGTTCGTGATACTCACCATCAGTCCAAGTAACCATACCTGTATATCTATTCTTAGCCACCATTATTATACGAGAACACCACTTCTCAAACTCGGTTACGATAGGGTGCATTCTCTCATTAATCAACCCTAACTTTTCTAACCCTTCTTCGGGTGTAGGTATGACACAAAATACAGAATCAGTATGTCCATAGATGACATCGAATCCTACATCTCTAGCATTCTCCATAAGTTGACCTAGTGTCTCTCTCGATGTGTATGTGATAGCCGCCGCTATTTCGGGGTGATACATACCAAACTTAGCATCTCCTGCCACACCGTACATAGATGCAACCAAAGTCTTAGCGGCAAACTGCATACAATCCCACTTCTTCTTTTCATCACCTTCCGTCAGAAACATTTTCATCTTAAACTCATTTCTAAACTTAGTCATCAATTCCATTTGTCTTACAAGTAAACCTTTCTCACCCTGTCTAAACTTAGAGCCGTTGCCGCAGTCCACACCTTCGGGGTCTAAACTATCCCAACTGATATTATACTTAGCGGCATTAGAGTGGTACATAGCACGTATGTCTAGGATGCCTACGTTGTCGTACACTCCTGCTTCCACCTTAAGAATCTCAGCGCCTTCATAATCCACCTTAGCGAATTGAGGTTGAGTAGGTATTTTTCTATCGAAGTCTTTATCTCTTAAAACTAAGTTAGTAAACATCTTAGTTATGAATGGTGTACTCTTAATCTCACATTGTACTATGTGTTGTAAAGCAGTATAGTAATCTAACGCATTTACTGCATCGTCTAACTTAGGTAGTAGTCTTACGTCTTGTCTACAATAGTGTATGTATAAATCTCTATCTTCATACCAAGATTCATCGTGTCCTTTCTCTAACTCTACTTTCTTTTCTCCTAATATTTCTTCCGCTACATCGTTTAGTTTGTAAGAGGGTAGTTTTCCATTCTTCATTTCCCATAGTTTAGAAACAGCAAGCATCAAGTCTATACAATTCCTACCCACTATTGGTTGTTCCCAATCACCATACTCATACCTTAATCGCCTAAGTGGTGATAGGGCATAGGAAGGTAGCCCACACGCTCTAGTACGCTCGACTATCTGCTTTATGTCAGCACCTACCACATACCACCCTGTAATAATATCGGGGTCGCAATTCTTTAGTATTCTCATAAAATGTATGAGCATTGAACGCTCATTAGCGAATCCCATAGCAGGAGTTTCATACTTATATTCACCTAATTCAGAATAAGGTACTCCTTCACCGTCTTTCAAATCCTGTGTCGCAAGCGTTGACTCAACGAACCATACATATTCTTTTCCGGTAAAATTATCATAGGCCACAATAACTCTCATGTGTCCTGTCGTTGGCGACCATTCACAATCTAAATACCATGTCCTATGTTTATAGTTAGGTATAGGTTCATTACCATCGTTTATGTAATCACAAAGAACCTTGTTGGTGTATGGTACGTTAGCCTCCCATGTTGAACCGGCATAAGACAATTGCCTTACATCGTGAGGGGTAGCACAATAAACTTTAGTCAAAGATTCACCATACAGACCTGTGTAACCTGCTTCGGTTCTAACTGCTTCCGCTACGTATGGTACATTCTCATCTTCCATATAGCAGTAAGGCCAATACCCACTAATAGTTTTCTCGTATCTTTTACCGTTTTTATCTCTAGCCCTTATGAGAACATTTCTTCCGTTAGTCTTTTCAACTATCATTCTGCATCATGCCTAAACATCTTAAGGTCATTACAATGTTCACACTCATATATTTCTGCGTTGTCTATATGTTCCACGAAAACCCAAGAGAAAGTTGCGCCGCATCTTTCGCATGAAGGCCATCGTTGTGTGTAATTAACCATATCAATTCACCTTTCTTGCGCCCCTACTACGGGTATCAATGTTGTGGCGGCGTAGCCAATTATTGATACACATTGGTGTAACGCCGCATTCAGTAGCGATAGTCTGCATATTTTTACCATGCTTTACGTACTGTGCGCTTAACCACTCGTAGTCTTTATACAAAGGCTGTGTGTCTGTTGGTATGATAGTAACAGTTACGTCATACCCATCAATCGTTCTTTTGTTTTTTCCTAATTCTAAATCTGTCATTTCTAAATCCATTTAATCACCCCAAGTTACTTGCTTGGAAAATAAAGTCGCCATCACCTAATGTAATTAGCATTCTGATACCCTGCCCTTCGGGTCTGAAATCAAAGAAGTGTATGCTTGCTGTACCTGTTAACTCCTTAAAAACATATTCTAAACCACCCATATAGACTGCTTCAAAAACAGTCTGTGGTTTTGGGTCAATTTGAGAGATAGTTTTACCTTTAAGGTTCTTACCTACTTCCACACATAATCCTCTTTCATCAGAAGTTACTGTGTATAGGTTGTATCTTTGGTTGTTCATATTATCACACCTAAAGGCTTCATATAAAGTAGTAGTGTCTACCTCTAGCCAAGAAGCAAAAGGCTTTCTTTTACCACCACTATTTAATTGATAAGTAATATCTTGTAAGTCTATCTTAGTAGCCAATCTTACAGATTTTGCTTCCCACTCATTAACATTAGAAGATGTATGAGGGAATGCTAAAGCCTTATCTGATGAAGTCATAGTGGTCTGTTTGTTAGATGATTTTAAGATAATTTTATCTTCACCTATTTCTAATTTGATAACACCACCGTGATATTTCAAAGCCCCTAAGAAAGCCTCTATATCAGATATAGCAAAGTTTCCTGCACCGGAACAAGGTATAGATAATAATGTCAATGACGACAACCCATCTTTGACAAGAGAGCAGGCAGTAAGTCTACTACCTACTGCTCTCATCATTAGAGAATGAACCTGTGGAGTTACTTTACCGGAAACATTCTGTTTCCTTTGNGACAAAGTTAGTAACCATGTTAATGAGTTACTATCAACAGTAATCATGTAATCACTCCATGAAAGGTAGGCCGAACCACTCTACGTTNCCATTAGATACTTTGAGTATATCGTGTTTAGTACCAACCTTTTCTATGTTGCTACCTTTCATTTCTTCAATAGTAGCACGTACAACCCACTCACCATCGGCTAAGGTTCTATCACCTTCAACACCTGCTGCGGGGTCTGCTTTCTTCATGTATCGGTTTAGGAATACTTGTTGAGAAAACTTTCTCATAGTACCTTTCTCCCATTCCGGTCTGAAACCAACAGTCATTAGTACTTTCTTACCTGTGCCGTCATCCATGAATTGTGATACTGCTTTTAAGTGAAAGGTAAAGTAAACCTTAGCAACATTAAGACTGTGTAAACGTGTCAAAACATTTCTGTATAGACGGTTACGCTCTCTCCATTCTTTCTGATTGAATGTACCATCTTCTGTCTCAATGACACCGCGACTTAGTAATGACGCTCTCATAGCGTGTTCACACCATTTTAGGAATGTCGAACCACCATCAAAGATTACACCACCTACTGATTCGGGGTCATTCTTTACCTTCTCGGCTAGAATGTTAACGTACCAAGATGTCTTGTCAAGTAGAGCCTTGTAGTCTACGTTGTTATCCTCATCGAAGATAGAGTCATCTGTTTCATCGTGTAGTGGTAACACTACTATATTATCAGCGTCGGGAAACACATGGTCTACCGTAGACTTAGCGGAGTTATCTATGTCAAAGATATAGATTGTCTTACCTGCTTCTATTTCATTTCTCAAGCATGATAAAGCCAACCCTGTCTTAGCAGTATTCTCATGGCCTACAAAGGCAGCCCTGTGAGTAATAGCCTTGATAGTATTGTTCTCGAAGAGGTTTTTGTAGTAACTCTCATCGAACCGATTTACAGGTTCGGCAGTCTTTTGTTTAGTCGTAGGTGTTGCTTGTGTTCCCCATGCGCTCATATATATTCCTCTCATTACTAGGGTTATAAACTTTCAGTAAGTATCGCTGCATCAGTCATAAGAAGTAATGCCGCCACACTAACCGCAGATTCTAAACTGTTAATTGTTACTTGTGCGGGGTCAATAACGCCATCATCAAATGCGTTTCTAACATCAGTAGTTTTACCGCAAATATATTGTTTGTATGTATGTATAGGTATCTCGCCCGTATCATTACCTGCGTTTTGTATTATTGTAGTTATGGGCGCTGACAAGCCAAGATTAAATAACTTTTTGATATGGAAATCAACATCTTCGGGATGTTGTGATATTTTCATTCTTGCGAAATATAGTGCTGAACCGCCACCTGCTACCACACCACCATTCATAGCCAAACGACAAGCGTTAACTGCATCATCTACACGTTCTTTTCTTTCTAATTGTTCAACCTCAGATTTACCGCCTACATATATCTTAGATATACCATTAGTCAATCTTGATATACGATTGTTATAATATTGTTGCATCCAATCATTAGTCGCTTCTTCTTCATAAGAAGCCAAAGAATCTAGGTGTTCGTTTAATTCATCAGACGATTCTCCACTCGCTGTAATTATAGTAGTCAAAGCAGAAGCCTGTATTTTATCACATGAGCCTACATCAAATGAAGTTAGTTTAGTGATAGATTCACCTAGAGAAGTCTTAAACAAATTACTCTTTGTAACCAACGCTATATCCTCTAACCATGCCTGTTGTTCATCCGGCATACCCGATGGCTTAACTAATAATGCACTTATCTTACCCTGTGCTATGTTGACTAAAAGATTCTGTAACGCTTGATGATTAAAGTCGGTACAAAATATAGCAATAGGTTTGTTGTCTTTGACTGCTAACTCTAAAGCAGGTATCAAAGCATTGAACGTCTCAATCCTTTCGGTTGTTACTATAACCATAGGATTATCTAAGATACACCTAGCCTTCGGACTGTTTATCATAACATTATGTGCGTAGCCCGAAAGAACCTCTAACCCCTGCACATCTTCTGTGTATGTTTCAAAGGTAGGGCTTTTTTCTATCGTAATAGTACCCTTACTGCCTGTCTTATTGATAACGTCTGCTATCATTTTACCCAATACAGGGTCATTGTTAGCAGCAATAGTAGCCACATCTTCGATAGAGAAATCATCAGTCTTGATGTCGTTAAGATAATCTATTGTTTCTTCTAAGTAATAACCCAAAGCATCTCTTATAACAATAGGACTTACACCTTGTTCTATTAAGGTAAGAGAACCATTACACAAAGCCTGTGCTATAAGTGTAGCAGTAGTAGTACCGTCTCCCGACTTCTCCTGTGCTTCGCTAGCGACTTCTTTAAGTAAGTCTATACCCATTTGCACGTAAGGGTCTGCATCATTGATAGCCCTAGCAACAGTAACACCGTCATTAAGAATGACGGGCATACCCGCAGGATTCTGTATAATAACCGTTCTTGCATTTACCCCTAAAGTACCCTTGACTGCGTTAGCAACCTTGTTCACACCTTTGAGTAATTTACTCTTTGCTTCCATTCCTGTTAATATTGTTTCCATAAAAATACCTCATATAAAATCGTCATGTAAATCTTGGTCGTAGTATTCTTCTCCACCTATGTAGTACGGTACTTCTTCACCGTCAAATGCTAAAAGGTCAGAATAATGTACACAAACCCTACCGTCATCCAATGTCATTTGTATCTTATCACCATTGAATAGTACGGTGTCTCCGCACCCTATTTCTAGGGGTACGAGAGAACCAATACTATCAACAACATATTCTTTTGCGGTAATAAGACCCGATGTACTGATTGTTTCAGCCATCTTTAGGATAACGTATTCTCCTACGGCCTTCATTGTTCCCACCCGTCGTTTTCCACGACAGGCTCAACCATCTGAGGGATGATGTCGAAAGCATACCAACCATTAACTGATAGTCTATCTTCACCTTCTCTACTTCTCCAAGCCCCACCTAGTAGTAGCATCTTTGTTCCTACTGCAAAGTCAATTTCTTCATCACAATATACATCAACTGTACCTGCCATAGAAGTCATATCGGTATCAGCACAAACTAAAATATATCCACCGTTGTCTCTTGGGTCTATGTGTATTACTTCTGTAATTACAGCACAATTTCTATCCCACCAACCGTCTTTACCGTTGTATGTGTCGTAGTATGTACCTAAGTGAGACAAACCTACTAATAGATTCTCTTCACCAATCAAACCACCGATAATGTCAGTAGGCGAACCATCGAAAAGGTTAGCCAAAGAAGCATCAACAGTAGGTACTGAAACGTCTGCGTTTAGGTAGCATCTATCATTGTTACCACCCTTCATAGGGATAGTTAATGGTGTAAAAGATGGGTATTGTCTATCAGCAGCAGCACCGTTACCACTTACTTTAAGTATTTTTAAGGAATCATTAGTACCTTGTTTTCGACCATAGAATAATGATGTTCTTTCTCTCTCATCTTGAGGTCGAGCCGCACCGTACTTGAAGTTAGCATCACCGGATGGGAATGTTGGGTTGTTCTTATCCCATACTACATAGAAGTGTGTGTTACCATCTAGTCTCATTGTGTGTTTTGGTAGAGTAGAAGTATCAGATTCAGTACCCATACCGAACATTTCTGCCGCTAGTCTTGTGTATGTACCGTCATTATTATCTTCAAAGACAACAACAGCCCCACTATCAATCAGTACTTGACGCACATCATCGGTAGCAGACATAAGTTGATTCTTCATCTTATTGTATAGTATTTTACCCCATTCTTTAGGTCGAGGAACAGAAATGAACATACCTTCAAAGATGTCTGAGCCGGTTCTTCGTAGTTTAGCAGATTCAGAAGAGATTTGTCGCCCTGCGACTCTTAGTGCAAGTACTGCACAATCTTCATCAGAACGGCCTGCGTTTTTCCACGCAGCACCCTGTTCTACAAGGACTTCATCAGCCCTCTTTTGCACCGCTTCGGGTGCGACATTCAGCGTTTTAGCAATATTTTCTAGCATCGGGTTAGTCATTTTGTGTACCTCAGTTATTTTTCTCTCGCCACTAATACGGTTATAAAGAATGCGGTTGCATCAACATCCTCAAGAAATTACCCTTGACAATATCTTCATCAATCCCACTCATCAAATCCCTCTCGGCTGTTATAGCCGCATCAATGACTGTCATCTTGCCGTTGCTACTAGCATCGGACTCTATTGCGTAATCAAATACGCTTCTTATGGTTTGCTTTACATCATTCTTACCGAACAACTTCATAGCATTTGTGAAATCTTTCTCACGGAAACATAGAGTCAACAGAAACTTACTATCAAACTCTTTTACCGTTAAACTATGTACGAATGCTTTACCTTTCTCTTCACCTAAAGAGTCGTAAGCCTGTAAAGCATTGATAGCATTTCTCAAATCACCACTATGTGCTTCACAAATCATACGAAGATGTGCGTCTGTTATAACCACATTCTCGGCTACAACAATGTGTTGTAGTCTCTTGAATATCTCATCTATCTCTATCGGTCTAAAAGGCATTTCCCTACACCTTGAACGTAAGTAAGGACTTATTTTTTCGATATTATTACAGGTAAGAATGAAAAGACCCTGTGCGTTTTCTATCACACCTTTCAAAGCACCCTGTGCTTCGGGTGTTAATTGGTCTGCTTCGTCTAGTAGTATGTATTGATTATAATTGCCGGAACGTGTCAAGGGCAATAACTCTTCTTCAACAAATGCTATGCCTCTAGTTTTCTTAGAGGAAGCATTGAATATATGTAGGGGGTAGTCGAAATGGTTAGCGATAACGTGAGCGTAAGTGGTTTTACCTACACCTGCCGCCTTACTATGTAATAGAAGGTGTTGTTTAGAAGAAGAAAAATTATTATTAGCAACCATCTCATCGAATGTGGTAGGTCGATACTTAGTAGCCCATGTTACCATAACAAAAACTGTGTTTTGTTAGGGTTATAAACATTATCTTTGTAGTGATTCAATCAAGAAAGCGTTGGCTGCATCGAACAAATGTAGAATCTCACCATGACTACTTCTACCCATGTGTTCGCCATGACCCTTCTCGGTGTCTAGTGCTATGACTAAACCCATCATTATACCTCTTAGATATTCGGGATTCATCTTCTCTACAATAATAGAATCTATTTCCTCATCCTCATCGGGGTCTGTAAAGTAATCTAATACTGTTCTGATAAAATTACCTTCGGAAATGTGGGCGGGAGAGAGTAAATACGATAGGTCGTAATTATGGTGGGTATGATACATGGCTGACAGAATGCTACTAATATCCTCTCGCATCATCTCCCCCATGTGTATCTACTCCGTTAGTGTGTTATGAATTATTCCTTACACAATGTAGACAAACATCCGAATCCGGTGGAAATACTCTTATTCTTCCGCACTTGCATTGTACTGCTTCTCTCCTTTGTGTAGGTGTCATCACGGTTGGAGTTCGGCTATAAACTATATCATCGGTGGACTTAATTAAGTCTCTATTTATGTCATAGATAAGATGGCTAGCCTTTAATCCTACGGCATTCTCCACCTTCTCACTACCGACAGGTACAATTTGAGGATTCTTAGATAAGAGAGCCGATAAACTGTGCGGTGAAGGTACTGCTCTCACGTTTTTATCGCTAGAGAGTCTTTGTGCGACTGCCTCTTTAGTCATAGCACCATGTTTCCATAGTATATCGACTATAAGCCGCCTTACTCGGCGGTTGTTCGCACTCATGTATAAAGGTTGTCGCTATGCTTCTTATTAATGGTTTCCTAAATCCGACCAAAAAATAGCATCAGCGAAGGAATTATCCCCTTCATTTATACCTTGTCTTTTTGCTTCGCAAGCGTTTGTGTATTCTTTAGTAGTATCTGTTAACATCTCATACATATCCATATCGAAGAAGATGGAAATAGCCCAAAAAGACACATATATATATAGTAATATTATTAATAAACCTATTACACCCATTCATCCGACACCTTCTTACGCTTGCGTAAGGTATTGGCTACGGTTATAGAGTTATCCTTTATAATCTCCCAATGTTCATCGTCATGTTCAAACACATCGGGTCGTTCTTTTTCCTTTGTTTTCTTTTTAGGCCAATTGACTCTCATAGTTTTAGGTTTAATCTTGTAAGTCAACAAAGCCCTAGAGTATTTTTCCGGTAATATTTGATGTGTTTTCGCTAGACTACGCCACACTTCTATATCCACATCATTTTGTTTTAAGAAAGCAATAACTAGTGGTAGTGGTGTGTCGTGCAACACCTTGCTCACTCTTTTTCTATCATTCCATGTAAGTAAAGATTTGATAGCACCGAAATAATTATCCTTATTTTTTATGAGCAACTTGTCATCAACGACAACTAAATCCTCTATCTTTTTTGTTATCTTAGGTGCTTTTTCGGTAACAATAACTAACTTATTCTGTATAATAGGCGACCATTTCTCTATTTCTTTTACCCCAAACTTATCTGTGTGTAAAATATAAGTAACATTAGCCTGTGTAGGTGCAGTATCTAATGTCCTATACATGACAAGATAATCTCCTGTCATAAATGGTGTAGGGTCTTTTGTAAAAATTATAATGCCTATACCCCCTTTCAATTTTTTTAGTCATTTTTTTCATATTCATGTTTATAAAGATTAGTACCGCTACTTACAAAGGGGTCATTACCATATATGTAATTATTTACCCTGTCCATCTGCGTTGAGGATAAACCCCAAACATCACCTATAACATTCTTGGCTACTTTGTATTCAGCATGATACCACGCTATACCATTTTTAGTTATGTACGCACTAACGCCATCTTCGGCCATAGCCATAAGCAAATCAGGTATTTCTTTTTTCTCTAAAGTACGGTTTATCATCATACGTGTAGGTTTATTTCTCCACTTCTTAGGCATCATTCAACCTCCTTATATTCTACATCTATAACAGGTGCAGATAAAGCATTAAGTTTCTTTTCTACACTATCCAATAACAAGTGGTCGTGTCCGAGAACATCTACTAAGATTCTACTAACATCCGACATTTGTAATTGGGCTAAAAGTAATTGTGAATCTACACCTATCTCTTTCTTCAATTGACCGACTAGTTTTAAGGAAGTATTAGCCTGTCCGATAAGTCTAGCGGCATCTGTTACAAACTCAGAAGTAATACCACCTTCTTCTTCTTTTCGTATCTCTAACTCATCTAAGTAAGACTGAATCCTAAGAACAATATCCTCCGCAGCATCTAATGTATTGATAGATTGAGAACGTGCTTCTTCAACGTGTTTGGCTTCGGCAGGGTCGTACTCCATGTGATAATCCATGTGGTGCATAACCGTTCCATCAGCCCAATTATATTTACCTTCAAGATACGCAGGGGAAGAATCTCCTGTGTGTACTTCTAACTCCATCTCTTTACGGTTTTTGTGTTCGCAAAAATCACAAGACCCTTGTAGCACCCACCGTAATACTTCTATCACAAAAGCATCATTCTCGTTATGCAATCTTAATTCAATCTCTCTCTTAGTCCTCATTTATTCAACTCCATCTAAATCATCACAAAATGAGCCACAAGGCTCAACGTAGGGTTTTAACTCCCATCCCCTATTCGGGTCTAACTCATCAAGATATACACGATTACCGTTTCTATCTGTGATACAAGTAGCACCTATCTCTCTCTCCAAAGAAGCAGTCTTTTCAAACACTTCGGGAAAATCTATTCTTATCTTATTCCAATAACCCATACCACCTTTGACGCAGCCTATACAGTTATTATTACCGTAACCTAACCTATACATTTTTGGTATCTCTATACCGTTTCTCTCCATTATATCGAAGCAATCTTCCTTTGTTAAATTACAACCGATTAGTGGGAATAGTGGTTTAGTGTACGGATATTCTTTGTGAAATCTTTCTGCTCTTTTGTATTCTCTTGGTGAACAATCGAAGCCGAACACTTGACCGTCATAATTATTTTTGTAGTCAACTTCATCTTCCCACTTCTGCCTAACTTTTCTCTTTAATATTTGAGTACAAGGTGAGCCATAAGGAGAGTTGATAAATCTTTTTTCCTCAAAAATAGAATAAATATCTTCATGTTTTTCATCTTGTAAAACTATGATTGGTTGCCCGAACCATTTTTCACACTCAGCAAAATACCTATCATTGTCGGGATGATGGCTTCCTGTCTCGAAAAATATAATCTCTACATCATCATATCTCTCTAACGCTAATTTAGTAGCAACGGTTGAAGTAACACCACCACTAAACCAACAGACAATTTTACCCATTATTCTGTCTCCTTGATGGTTTATCGTGTGATTGTTTATTTTTAACAGTTTGGTCGGTGTAGTCATAAAATGGGTCGCAATCAAAATATTCTTCATATTCTTTTAAGGTACAAGTATATGTTTTTGGGTTAGTATTATGTTTAGTGAGTACGGGGTGTCTAGCCATTCTACTTTCTAGTCTCCTTAATGTAGTAGCCCTAGCACTAATTCTATACAACCTACCGCTTTTGAAAGTCATATGTTCAAAACACTCAGCAGCAGTACGTGGTGTACTTTTATCTAAAAGATACCTAGCAGCACATTTGATAGCGTCGTTTTGTTTACTCATAGTACGACGACTTAATCTACCTTCTAATTTTCTCATGCTTTATTCCCCCATTGTAGGTTCTCGGCACTCTCACTAAGATTACCAAAACGACATATAACACCTTTACGACCACGCCTTTTTACAGCAGGCTCATGCTCGGTGTACCACGTTTGCGACTCAAGGTTTTCTATGAGCCATCTCTTAGCGGATTGATAATCTCCATTAGTAATCATCCTAGAAATCTCCTTCAACAATTGACTCTTAGGAATATCCTTCATCCAAAATGCCGAGCGTATTAAGTCTAGGTCTGCATCCATAACGGTTCTTCTCATGGCTAGCGATTGGTTTAGTATTCCCGTTAAAGTATCATCAAGTCTAATTATTAAAGGCTCTCCACCACGATATTCCGGTTGCATCATAGCATAACCAATACACAATCTTCTGAATAAATCTGCCTCAAAAGAACGTACATCCGGCCTGTCAATCCATTCCATAATGTCATCATCAAAGATTATTCCCGAAGGAGGATTTGCCACCGCAGTTTCTACACGTTGTCTAATCCACGTTCTAATCTCTAGGTTTAGGTTTGCTAAGATTGCCCTTTCTTCTGCCTGCATATTTGCTTGACGATGCTGTGCAATTTTGTATGCTCTCTCTTTTTCCGGTGTCATCTCTATATCTATGATAAAGAAACGTCTATCCAAACCGGAGTCTAACTCAAACCTAGCAGGCTGTGTACCCGCCCAAATAGAATACCTAGTAGTGTAATTTACCCAACCGTTTCTCATGGCTTTTTGTACCCTACCATTATCTAAGGATGTAAGTAATTGGTTTTTCATATCTAGGCTGTGGTCTTTTTTAGACGCATCAGACATACTACTAAACTCTTCAAACCCTAAGAAGCCACCACACATCTCTCTAGCAATAGGGCGACCTGCTATGTTGCCCTCTTCATCAACCGAGCCGAACATACCTGCTTCTGTAATAGAGTTAGCACCCATCATTGTTCTCATGCCCTGCCCTAAGTCTTGGTTAGTATTGTATAGTAAACCTGTACCTTCTGCTAGGAACATAAGAATTAGAACCGATTTACCGCTACCCTTAGCACCCCTCATTAGTATGTGAATACGTGTATCGGGCAATTGAGACATAGGTGTATAGAAGGGCATATTGTCATGTCTTAGTGGACAATTTTCTATGACGAAATCACCATCTTCTTCATTCACCAATGGGCTATCGGGGTCGAAGTCGCAGCGACTACATTTATTTAAGGTATTAAAAAGATGTCCTCCGACACTACATAAGAATATAGGTATCTTATCTTCGACTCCCACAAAATGATTTTTTTGTGCAAACTCTATTGTCTTTTCAAAGACATTAAACCTCCTTATCTGCGTACTCATTTATTCACCTGCTGTATGTCCTTCTATATCTAATAGTGCCTCTTCAACTTTCAACATATAGTCTGCATCAATAGACAGTAAATGCGTCTCGGTTAAAAACTTGACTATTGTATCAACGGATTTGATATTCACAAAAGTATTTTTTGTATTGCTACAAACCACTAAGTAATTACCTTTATTATTAAGGGAAAAGTTTTCAAAGACTTCTGAAAACATCCACGCAGGCGGAGGTACTATCAATTGTTTTTTTGTTTCCTCAACGCTGTCATGGAAGAATGAGTAGTCGGGTTTTTCTTGGTAGTCATAAATCAACAGGTCGTTATCGGGTATCTGTAATGTATCTTGATACATAAACTCCTGCATAATATTCGTAGTAAGATATGTCATCTCATCAACACCTAGTTTGTTTAAGGATAAAACTATATCTCTCATTACAGGATAGTTATACAACCATGCTTTAGTTTTATCTTGATTTACTACATACGTGTGAGACATACGTAAGATAAAATATCTTCTGCCGATATTATTGTATGCTTCATACAATCTCCACTCGGCAAAACTTGGGTTAGGTACAGTATTAATTGGCTCTACGTTGTGTAGTTTAGAAAATATCTTACAGATTGGTTTAGCCTCACCTACAAGACCGCTACACGCTACAAAGGATGCGAAGCCCTGTTCTCCTTGAAAATACACTAACAAAGACGTAGGCTCGACTGACACGTTTTTACACCATACTAAATCTGTGTCGTTCATTTGTTGTATCATTTTTTCACTCAGCATTTTCAACCCTCCTTGTTACTGCATCTCTAAGAAACTTAGGGAATCTATGTAATTGCTTTTTCGATAATATTACTTTATCAACTGCTGTTTCAATCGGTCTTACATCCCATAGAGATATAATATTATTAGCCGAAGTATATTGGTGTGGTATGTTGCCTTTCTTTTCAAACAATATGCTTCTATTCAATACTGCTGCCGCCCTTATACAAGAAATGGTGTCTTTAGCCTTCATACCCTTCTTATTCAACCTCTCATTATACCAATCGGTTATTTCTCTAGTGTTCTTCATCCCTTCTTCGCTCAAATAATTATAGACTTCTGTTTGAAATCTTTTATTCAAAGCACCGCTTCTCTTACTCATATTTTTTCCACCTATGTATTACGCTTTTAATTATTTTCTTTTATTACCGCAAGCGTCAAAAGAATAAAACGCTGTACTGAGAGCCTATTATTTATTTATTTTATTTCTTCTATAATGGTTAAGAGACTAACCTATTACCATACATACTATTGAAGAAATTAAAAAATTAAAAAATAAAGCCGCAGTACCACGATTAATTCTTTTTGCGGCCTCCCTAACTATTGAAAAATTAATAAATAATTCTCATGTTCTAGTCTATTTCTATCTGCAAAGTCTATACTATTAGCCCTTGCTTTAGTGAATGGTTGTTCGGGTAATTCTTTTTCCCCAATAGTATTTAGTAGGTCTAAATGTTTTTCGACCTGTTTATGGAATGTCTCTAGGGGTACTAGATGTGCCCAAAATGGTAGTATAGAAGCACGTACAGGCTGAATAAACCCATCACCTACCTCATACCTACCAACGATGTAAGTACGCTGTGTAGCACACACTATTTCTATGTGTTTTTTTCCGCTATGATACGCAAGCGTCGGGTACATTTTACCATCTATCTTACTCATCCTCATGTATGAATCCCAATCAGCAGGTTTGTGCATCAGATAAGCGGGCAACTGCTCGTATAATTCCACAAGATATTTACTTTTACTATCCCATGCCCCGTCATCAATACCGTGTATGATACCCGAAGTAACCCATACACCAAAAGATGAATCGGGATAATCTTGTATGAATGATAATATCAAATCATAGAAGTCTAACTCACCATCTATGGATAAAGAGAGCCAATGGTTACAATCTAAAAATGATACTTCACTATCCATAGCCATGATAAATCTTGAGAACATACTTGTATCAAGTATAGCAAAATATTTATCTACTTTTTTATCCCTTAAAAGTATTGTAGGTTTTTTGTAAAATGGTTTACTTCTATTACCTTCGGCTGCTCTTGTGTATGGAGTCGCTTCTAATAACTCTAAGTCTTTTACTTTTAGGATAAAGTAATCACTCTTCTGACTCATATAGCATCCTCTCAACATGAACCGCATTGGCTTTACTCATCAAACTTCTAAACTCGTTTGTTACTTTCTGAGGGGTCTTTTTACCAAATGAACCTATACTCATATACTTACGCATATCACTAATTAAGATGCGGTATTCGTGCATCTTATCCTCATCAGTCATGTTCTCAACTCTCTCTTTCTCAGCCTCTTCTGCTGCTTTCTTTTCCGCTAAAACTTCGCTGTATTTTCTCATCTATCTCGCCTCTCCTTTAGTATTTGTTCTATATCCCATATTGCTCTATTTATTTTATTATACTCAACATCGTCTATTACATCTGTTTCTCTATTCAGTTTGTGTAATGCACCCATAGCATTTTCTAATTCAGTCAATGCCTCTTCTATCCACCATCTAATATCATTCTCTTCTTCACTCATATTTCTGCCCCCTCATCGTCATACACGTAACTATGCACTTTGTATTCAGAAGCGACATCACCTTTGACCGTGAAGCCTGCCTTTATGACTTTAATATTCTTCATTCCTTTTAGTAGGTTACTAACTGCTTTGCTGTT